TCTCGAGATCGACCAAGAACATTGCAATAGTAAAAGAAGCCATTGCAACCAAACTAGCTGTCGCCATACGTCTTTGTGCCCTTTGCTTTCGTAAATCATGTTCTAACCTCTTAATTTCAGCCATGTGCTCAAATTCCTCGTCACTGACCACGCCGTCATTGTCAATATCGTATTGGCTATACTTAGATGACTTTTGTAATTTTTTCTGTTTCATCTTTTGCTCTCTTTATACATCCAAGCTAATAATATTATAAATCCTACGACAGTGCAAAACAATAGAATCCAACCAATAACTTCCCATATCTTTCTAATCAACTCTTGTCTCTCATAAATCTCTTCTTTTCGTTTCTTTCTTATCTCGGCCTCCATTCTAAGGATCTCATTCCAAGAATTGGCTCCGTAGTGAAAATTTATAAATGATTTAAGTTCTTGACGTTGTGCTTCAAGCTTTTTCTTAGCCGTAAAGGCTTCTATAGCACTAGCTTCTATCTCTCTACCCTTAAATAATTTTCTTAATGGTGAGGCATTCTTTGCAGACTTCTCGGTGTTCTCAACATCTGAGACCGCGCCCATCCAACGACTTAAATCTTTTCCCATAGATTCAATTTCACGACCTGCGGCAAATCCTTTTTTGATTGCCGAAAATGCCGTATTAGCTGCCGTAATGGCTATGCCAATTGAGGCGGGATCTAACATTAACCTCTATAGCCTCCACCTGCTTTTTTATAAGCTTTAGCCATCATTTGCGCTTTTCTAGCACTCCACTGACCCGGTCTTCCACCTTTACCTCCAGCTTTTATTCTATTAAATATTCTTTTTCTTAATCCGGGCTTTGTATAATTACCAGCTTCATTGACTCTGCTTTTAGTTTTACCACCCTTTTTCATGCCCATAGCACTGCCATCATCAATGTTTTTTGCTGTTCTTAGTATCGCTAAATCACCAGCGTCTGTTCCTGATGACATGAATCCACCTGACTTTAATCTTATTGGCTGTTTCATTAAGATCTCCTATTTACTTTCTTTGCTGTTCTTGTTCTGGCATATGATCTGTTCTTAGATTTAGATGCTACGCCAAGATTTTTTTTCTTGTTATCTTTTGGATTACCGTTCTTATGTGTAACATCTTTACTATCTCCCTTAGAAACTTTACCAGCTTTTATCATTCTGGCTCTAGCTGTATTTCTAGAGGCTCTCTTTTTCTTTTGTTGAGGCTTAGAGTGATAATTATTATACTCTTTTTTATAGTTACGCATTTTAAGCTTTAGTCTTGCCTTTCATTGCTATTCCGTCTATTGATCTACTTCTTTTAACCATACCACCCATAGCCATCTTATTCATTTCTTGCATTCCCATTCCTGCTGAAGGGCTTGGCATTTGAGAGGGAACTTGTTGCATTCTTGCTGTCCTACGAGCTTTAGCTTTTTTTCTTTGTGGCCTAGCTACCATCGCAGGTACTAAGCCTAAGCCACCCGCTGATGCAAGTGCACTCATTGGCCCTTTTCCTTTTGCAATACTGTATGCAGGAGACAATGTTTCCATCATCTTTCCTATATTTTTTTTCATAACAGGTTTCTTTTTCATTCTATTACCTTTTAATTGAGTTTTCATTGTAGCACGACTAATCAACACTTCCACCTTCTGCGGGCCTGTCTAAGTCTGCTATTTGGGTTTTTTGCTGCTTTTGGAAATTTTTTCATTTGACCTGCGCTTCTAGCACAAAAAGATTTACGCCTTTTCGCAGCTTTACTTCCTGCTTTAACTTTTCCAGTTACAGCAGTTTTAAGATTTGATCCGGGATTTTCTCTACGATATTTAGCAACACCTTTGGCAGTCATGCCCGCGCCTGCTTTTGTAGGGCGTTTATGACCACCTTTAATAGTGTGCCCTTTCATAGAGCCTCTTTTTTTCTTTTCAGCCATTAGGAAAGAAATACAGTTAACTTATTGCCAGAGCCAGAAAAAGCATGAATGTAAGCTCCGCTTTCTGCGAGTATTCCCTGATCTGGAATATTTAACGTATGTAAGCCTGTTGGAAAACTTTGAACCAATAAATCTGCACCACCGCTACCATCTTTGATGGTTAAGGCTCCTGCTGCATTGCCAAATATTACTACTTGCCTAATTCTAGATCTTACAGGACCTAATACAGCGGCACTATCACCTTGGTTGAAGTTAAATGACTTAACATCTGAACGACCTGCCATTTAATCCTCCTTAAAATACTGAGTATTCAAGTTCCACTGTAAATCTACCTGCTGTAGCATCTGCATTTAATGCTGTTGTAGCCGCAGCATACAATACATTACTTGCAATCGGCGCTGTTACATTAGGCTCAAACACATGAAAATTACCAGCTGTATTATTAAAATTAATATCAATCTCAGTTATAGATAAAGCAGCAGATAAAGTTGGTGAAAAAGCCGCAACACCTGCACCAACAATTTCTGTTCCTGAAGAAACAGCCGCGTTAGTTGCTGTGCCACTAGTTGCACTTAACTGTAAACTACCAGCCAAAGTTTGCCCTGCTGCTGTTGTGATACCCACTACAGCTTTATGAATAAAAAACTTTGTTGCAGTTACTAATTCATCTGGATGATCTGAATTTAAAGTTCCTAATTCTACAAGCACATCGCCATCACCATAAGCTGAAGCTGTGTCTGTTGCAGCTAAAGAACCTACAAAAGTTTGTATTTTTCTTGAACCTAAAGATATTAGCTGACCAGTAGAATTTACTGAGAAGCCTGTTTGAGTAATAACACCTGTAGTGCTATTCTCATTTATTACATTGAATCCACCCTTTGTACGGACTGGACCCGAAAAAGTTGTATTAGCCATTTAAATCTCCTTGTCTTGGCAAATGTCGAAGATAATTCTTCGTCAAGGTAATTATAGTATATATGAAAAAGGGCGGTTTGTAACCGCCCTTAGTTATTTTTTATGCTCCCGGTGATCCGTAGATACCTAGAGGATCTGATACACCGAATGAGTATCTCTCACGGGCTTTGTATCTTACATTGCCTGTATTGAAATCTCCATCCATTGATGTAGACATTGGTGTTCTTACAAACATCTTCAATCCATTTGGAATGTCTGTTGTTAAGAAAAATGCATCTGTATCTGTAAGATAGTGATTAACAGCAAATCCCTCTGGGATTGATCCGTTAGTCTTTAATGCATTTGTGTCATTATCAGCGGTTCCAACTCTTAAATCTGATTGTAAAATTCTTGTCGCCACAAACATTAATGCAGGTGGAATGACAAGCTTCCTTGGTCTAGCTGCAATTAATAAGCCTCTTTCATCTTTGTAAGCTGCTATGTCAATTACTGCCTGCTCAAGTGAAGTTTCATTTAAATCAGCATTTGTTGAAGGTCTGTTTCCATTATTTCCACCAGCCACTGTTGGGTGTGATGTGTTAAATAATGTTACACCATCGCCACTTTGAAATGTATCAAAGCCTGTATTTAATAATGAAGCAGCCTTTGTCTGCTTAGTATAAGCCATTGCTCTTGCTAACGCTTTTGTATAACGTGCAGAAAGAGAATCATAAAGATTGTCTTCCATTGCCTCTTCTGTTATTGAAAAGCCCATAGCCACAGTTTCGTGGTTATACCTTGCAGTAAAAGACTCTTGTCCGCTGTCATAAGAAATAGCTGAACCTTCTGGCTTTACTGGGGCTGCCCCAAAACCTGAAAGCTTAACTTCTTCCTCAAAACTACGCTCTGAGTTTTCTACTTCATAGACTTGAGTATGTTCGTCTTCATACTTTTCATATTCCAAGCCGAACAATGCGTTCAAACCCGGTAATAACTCCTTAAGGAGTTGTGCTCTTGAAATCGCCATTTATCTCTCCTTAAGCTGCGCCACTAGTTGATGACAACTGATGATAATTGAATTTGCAAACCAATATTGGAAAGCTACTTCCCTTTTCATCACCTAAATCACCACCTAAGTAGTCAATTATTTTGATTCCATCACCTGCATTGGTTGATATCTCTGAAGCATCTAATGCCACACGAGAAATTCCCAATGTTGTATTAGCACTGTTTTGTACTACAGGTGCGTTTTTTCCATAGATGTCTCTAGCATTAGAAAATGCTCCATCTGCTTGAATTGTAAATAATACATTTGGATCATCTACAACATAAGCCATAGCATCAGATGCTACTGTGCTTGCTGGAAAGTGCTGACTAAATGTCAACTGATTTGTATTTGGATCAGTAAATCGGCATCCCATGAAAATACCGCATAGATCAGTTGCTGAACCATCCATAGTTCCTGTCACTTTTGCAATTGTAGTTGCATTACTGGCATTTACTAATTGAACGATATCGCCCTTTACTATTGCTGTGCTTTCACCAGATTTAATAGGGTATTGTCTCATTACCTCTAATGAACCTGCATCGAATCTGCCGATTGGGTTTAATCCAAATGGTGCTGCTATACTGCTCATTTTTGATTCCTTCTCGGTTAATTTAATTACATTACGAAGTGCGTGTGCTTTTCTCTGGTTTGAGAACTGGCATACGTGGGTCTGACTCCTTCATGAAATTATTATCTACAGCAGACATCTGTGAATCAGCCTGCTCCTTCTGATAATCTCTTCTGGCA